AACAAGGAGAAATCCAAAGCGCTATGTTTGACGGAACGATTATGGCTTATAAGCAAGCAATGATCAAGAAAGCTAGTGAATAATATGTGTAAGAAACGCAAATACACAAAAATGGGCGCTTTATATTCAATAGTGAATGCCCAACATAACAAAAAGAAATCTGGCAAAGTGCCAGTTAGAGCTTATCACTGTAAGTGGTGTAATTTATATCACTTATCAAGTCAGCAAAGACTAAACATAAAAACAGGAGTGGTTGGATAATGAAAGACGAATTCACATACTACATAGTATCTTGGATATTGGAAAAAGAAATTAAAACACGTAAGTTTTATGACAAAAAAGAGGCTTTAAAATGGAATGAATTGCTTCCAGAAGAACAAAGATATGAAGTTAAAAAGCATACAGAAATAATTGAGGTTATAGCATAATGACAAACGAAGAATTATATGAAAGAATTACTAGCGTACTGAAAGAACAATGTATCGGAATGAATCAACTTGAGTTAAAAATTAAAGATGAGACAGGTACATGGCCTAAGTTACATACAACTAAATCACGCTTGAGTTTACCGCATACCGTAGCATTCCCTTATCTTACTATGTTTTTAAATGATGATGAAATGCACGAGCTTACACTTAAAAAGATTGATAGCGTAGGAGATAATGGAGAAGCTTTTGACTTACTAGATGAGTTATTGTCGAGCTTAGAGCCAAGTAAAGAATATCTGTATAAGCAACGATTGAAACGTAAAATGCAAAGGGAGGCAATGAGATAATATTACACAAGTATACGAGTGAGATTAATAGTTCAAAATATCCACGGTCAACAGCTAGAAAGATTGCGAACGACTTGAACAAGAATGACTGCTTCAATAATTATCTAGTAAGCCTTGAGTTAGGTTCTAAAAGGTATATTATTGAAAAATTTGAAATTAAAGGAATGAATAGATGAATCCATATATATCACAATTATTTGACAGGATAGACTTATGCCACGAAGCTATAAAAGCAACTACCAAAGTGATTGAACCTAAAGTCCCTGAACCTTGGGCAAGTATGACAGCAGAAGAAATTATAAAAGGGCTAGGAGTTTATAAATGAAGAGATTTTACGTAGAAGAAGATGACAACGGCAAAGAGATTAAGCGAAAACTCACAACTTTTGCTAATGATGATTTAACACAGCTTTCAGATGATGAGCTAGAAACATTATATTATGAATCATCTGCTCAATTTTTAGCTAAAGCAATGCACTTTATGAAGATTGAGAACGAACTATTTTCAAGAAAGAGTGTAACTGTAAGTGATGAAATTCTAATAAATACTGGCAATAATATTATTGAAGCTATTGAACAGGTAAGCAATTGAAGCATGAAAAAGGAGAATAATTATATTTATTTTAACAGATGACACAACTAGAAGTATCGTATTGATACAAAAGGCTCATAAAAAGACGGATAAGGGCTTTAATGATATTGTGGCACAATTATATGACCAAGAGTTTAAAACGCAAGAGAAAGCAAAATATGAGCATATAAAGCAAGCTAAGGAGAAAGCAACTGAAGAACAACGAGTTAGTGAAGAAAATTAAATATAAAGAAATATAAAAACAGCTATAAAGCTGTCTTTTTTATATTATTTTTTAGTTTACTTTTCCATACTCTGCTTCAAATTCTGCTTGATACATAACTGTTTCTGGTAACTTGATTACTCCAAATTTACCTTGGAAACCGCCAAGCATACGAGTTGTTTTAATATGTCGTGCTGATACTCCATTGCATACATACCAATTTTTAGTGTCTTTACAATTAATTAGAAACATTTCAATTTCTCCGCTTTCTGTTGTGTTGTTGTTAGAGCCCCCAGTTTGTCCTGTAAGGCGTTTATTTAGTTCTGCGATAAAGTATGAGCGACAACTCTCTACCGTGCCACCATGTACCTCTACGGAACGTCTAGGGCATGAAGTAGATGACAACTCTTGATGTAACTTCACGGTATCATGATTAGGAGTTAGTCCCCATTGTTTCATGTACTTAGCTACATCATCTAGTACCGATTGCTCATTTCTTAAGAACTGGTTTAAATCGCCCTCTGATTGGCATACTTCCCAACTGGCATAATTTGCATTACCGTATGAGTTAGCACAATGCCATGCCATGTTAGAGAAGTCCGAAGCCTGCAATCTTCCGTCATTTCCAATATAAACATGAGCAAAGCCCTCTTCTGGATTATGCGTAGGTAGCCAATTATTGTAGAAGCCAGCATTAGCACCATTTGAGCCTGCGTCATTGTGGATTACAACCCCAGTAGGATTGTGACCACGTACGCCAGCATTAGTTATATTCATTCTTTTTTATCCTCCGTTTGTTCTGCTTCTGTTTCAGGAATATTCACACCATTCTTTTTAATAAGTTTAACCAAACCGTCAAACATAGGGCTAATTTTTGCGATTAAGTAAATAAACTGTCCTACAAAGTATAATAAACCTACATTAATCACAGTTTTGGCGATATCAGAAGTTGAGGGTGTTTGTGTAAAGTAAAAGACTGCATATAAAATCCATAGCGCGAAGACTACCGTCAAATCAATCACAAGTCTACGTTTGAAAGGTGGGTTCATCGCTTCTCTATCTTTGACCCACGTAGCGAAAAGAATCGCCAAAATTAAGATAGTTATTAAAATCATTCTAGTTACCATTTTGTTTTGCTTTCTATTTTGTTATTTAATAAAGTAACTTGCGTTACCACGTGACGACAAAGGGTTACTACCAATATCTTCCCCCCACCAAGTAATACTACCATCTGGGTTTATGTCAATATGGAAAATACTATCTCTTCCAACAAGATGACCAATAAGACTTTGAGCAACAGATGGGCGAAACGGTTCATCTACCAACGTTCTAGACATCGTTTGTCCTTTTTTTATATTTGCCACACTACCAAGGAATCTAACAATTACTAAATCATCGTTCTTTTTAGTAAGTTGCAATTGCAAACCAGGAGCGGTTTGAACTGTCGACGTTTGAACTGGTACAATGATTGATCCGCTAACTGTCATATAATTTGCATAAATAATATCTAAAGCACTAGTCTGAACAATTGGTTTAGTGCTTATTACACCAGTTCCTGAAGTCAGAACAATATCAAAACAAACTTTTAAAACGCCAGAGCCGTTGTTTATGTCAACACGGTTGCTATTATTTGCGGTTTCGGCTGATAAACTAACAGGATTAGCGGTTTGAGTTAAGTCGATATTTGCATGAATGTAATTAACTGAATCTCCTTTTAAAGCTACCGTTTCGTTTAATAGTTCAAAATATCGACCACCAGCAATAATTGAAGTGTTAGTGTATTGTACGTTTAGAACTGTATTTAACGGACTTGTCCAGTCTTTACGCCTAATCGTTCCGTAGTCCATTCCTGTCAACATCATGTATAGTTTTGCGTCATTATTAGAACCGACTGGGAACTCTGTACCATTTTGACTAAAAAACGTGAAATTTTTAATTGTCATTTTTAACCTTTCTTGAAATTATCTTCGCTTTATCTAAAACTGGGTTATCAGTAATTGATAATTCTAATAATCTAAACTTTCTACCGCCATAAGGATAACCACCAATTGATACAAATTGACCGACTTCGTACAAGAGCGTGGTTTCAATTCTAAGCGTGTTTTTGCCGTTATAGTATACTTTACCTTGCAATAGTTCTAAGTGGTCTTTACGAAGCTCTCTATGCCCTTTAAAGCTATCTATTCTATATTTGTCACCATAAGTAGCTACATACTCATATAACATTTGGTTTGTCTCCACTTTCTACAAAAATAAGTCTATCATTAAACTCTGTTTTGACTCTATCTGCTATATATCCTGAATATAGTTTACCCTCATACCAAACATCAACTAAGTCATTAACATACAAAGGCAATAGCTCGTTTTGATTAAAGATTAATCTTGTGACTATCGTAGAGGGAGAAATTTCAGCCTTAATAGTAGACATATCAGGAGGGTTTCCATGGTCATCTCTATCATAAAACAATGTTTTAGCCACCCTTACTTCTGGCAAGTCTGTTCCGTCTCCGTGATAAGTGCTATAATCAATGACATCGCCGTTATTTTTTGCTGTGTACATTTTAGGAGGGTCTTTATAGTCGTCTGTATTTAAGCTTTTAACGAACACGACTGCAAAATTATAAGCTGAACGTTCTACTATTGTTTCCGTGTCCATTGCTACATTTTGTTTAATATCTACCCTTGTCGTTATTCTACTTCTATTCCAGTTCCTTGAAGCAAAGTTAATAAATAACAAGTTCCTGGGGTCTGTTTCAGATGAAGCATGTTGAATAGTTGTGATTGGTTGAAATTGAACTTTGGAAAATATCCTCTTAGCTACGTCATGAGCTGATGAAGTTTCTGCTTTTCGGTTAATTGTAGCCTTCCCAGCGAAAATACTTGAATTGAAGAAATAACCATAGCTCATTAACTCATTCTTATTAGGGTCAATCAAATAGTCAATGATAGCGGAGTTTGTCGTTTTAGTTTTAGTTATTGCGTTCGGAACATCTAGGCTTTCAATCATTGCCCAAAAATAGTTCATTAATGTAGCTTTATTGCTTTCATCTACATCTGTCACAAGGTAAACCATATCTAAATTCAGCTTTTTCTTTTTACCTAGAGCTTCCTCAATTGGAACAACTTCAGGAAAGAGAATTTGAACAATATCGCCAACTTCTACCGAAACGGTCAAAGTAGCTGATGAAGTGTAGAGGTAGCCTGTTTCCCACAATTCATAGTTAATAACTTGGCATCTTGCCTTTGGTATTGGTAGCCCTCTTTTGTCTTTTTTACCGTTAGGAAGAGTAAAATCAGATATATTATAATAATTAGGGTTAAAGTTATCATAAACATTAGCTTCTAACATTAAACGAAGTCCGCCTTTCTCTTAACTTTAAACTCTGCCTTACTTAAATTGATTAGCTCCATTTGGCCTTTTTTAATTATACGAGTTCTGTATCTCTCGAAGTCCATTACAGGGAACAAATTCAATGAAGTCGTTCCGTTCCAGCCTTGATAAATTTCATCATTTACATCTGTATTGATTAAAATATAATTCTGTACCTGTTCCGTCTTGAATACAATTGCAGTATATTCATTTCCAATATCGTCTAAAAATCTAACTCCAGTAGGTGTTTTAGGTAGTTGCGGATATAATATTCCCATAAAGCTAAATATTTCGTCTTTTATATCCCAGCGACTTAATCGTTCTATATTTGTTTCCCCATAATAAGTGTAAGAAATTCCTTTGACATATTTATAGCTTCCTGGTGCTGTTCCACCGTAAATTTTAGATTTACCAGCGATAACTTTACCATTTTGAATTTTATCAAAAGTTAGATTTTCGTAAGTGTACCACTTTGTGATTATATCGAAAGTTATCTTTTCGCTGAAAGTTCCGTTCTTACCATAACCCTCCGTCTTTGTGACATCTGCTAAAGCTAAATCAGCATACACCTGAAAAATCTCTGTTTGGTATTCAAGTGTAACGAACTTTTGGTTAAGAATATCATTTACGAAGTCTTTCATTAATTGATAATTTTCTTCTAAACTTTCGCCAAACGTTTCTAGTTTAAATTCTATTTGAGGTTGAGTAATTGAGCGTGTTCCCATTACTCCAATACCATTACTTTGCCAAATGTTATTAGTTGATTGTAACCCTAAATTAGAGGGCTGGTAAAACCTAACTTTTCCATTTGTGACGTCCCAAACTTTGTCGTCCGTTCCGTCTAAGTTGGTATGTATTTTGTACTGTCTTACCATTAAGCCCTCCCTAGGTCAAATTCTCGTCTGATTGCTCGTGCTAAGTTAGAAACATCTTGACCAGCACCACCTTGTACATTGAATGTGTTATAAGTTCTATTATCGCTTGATACGCTGTTAGTGCTTAAACCGTAACCGCTAGAAGATAAATTGACATCTGTTAAGCCTACTACCATAGAGCCTTTGAATAGTCCGCCAAGTTTTCCAGCAATACCATTAATAGCTCCCGATATATTATTGATTGTACTTGTTACACCACCAAGAACGCTGTTTATCGTACTACTGATTCCTCCGAATATTCCACTAAAGAAACTGCCAAGCCCACTAAATACTCCTGTTATTGCATTGTAAGCATTAGCGGCGAACTGACCAAAAGCGCTGAATGCTCCACTAACTGCACTTCTAGCACCATTGAAAACTCCACTAAAGAAGCTACCGACTCCGCTAAATACACCTGAAATTCTTGACCAAGCGCTTGAAGCAAAGCCACCAAGAGAGCTGAACACTCCACCTACTACACCACGAACAGCATTGAATATTCCACTAAAGAACCCTGAAACTGCACTCCATATTGAGCGAACTACTCCCCAAGCACTAGAAGCAAAACTTCCAATTGAGCTAAATACCGATGACGCGATGCCTCTCACAGCGTTAAATAGTCCGCTAAAGAAGCCAGTTACTGCATTCCATACTGTCATAACTAAGTTCCAAGTTGAAACAGCAAAGCTACCAATAGCACTAAATACTGATGATACGATACCTCTTACAGCGTTGAATATACCACCAAAGAAGCCAGCTACTGCATTCCATACTCCGACTAGTACATTCCAAGCCGAAACAGCAAAGCTACCGATAGCGCCGAATACTCCACTAACGATACCACGAACCGAATTAAATATTCCGCTAAAGAAACTTGAAATAGCACTCCATACTGACCTAACTAAATTCCAAGCGCTAGAAGAAAAACTTCCGATTGCACTGAAAGCACTAGATGCAACCCCTCTCACAGTGTTGAATATTCCACCAAAGAAACCTGATAAGCCTTGCCATGTGCCGATAACTAATTGATAAGCACCGCGAATAATAGCCAAGATAAGTTGAAAAGCTACGTTAATAATTGAGCCTATTAGATTGAATATAGATTGATAAAAACTAATTAAAGGTTGGAAAGTTGTAACGAACCAGTTATAAGCACCTGTTACTAAAGAGGCAATAGTTGCAAATACAGTTGTAACTATATTTACTATTCCATTCCATAGCCCTGTGAAAAAACCTGTAACCCCTGCCCATGCTGTTTGAATTCCAGTGACAACAGTCGTCCATAAGGTAGTAAAGAATGTTGTTATTCCGTTCCAAATATTTTGAATACCTTGTATAATTCCGCTAAACCAATCAACTAAGCCTTGCCAAATGCCTTTTGCTCCGTCAACTACGCCACTGATTGTATCCAAAGTTCCTGGAATACCACCTAGAATACCGTCAATTAAATCTTTGACTCCACCAAATGCGCCAGCAAAGAAGTCATAAACGCCACTAAATACTTTCGTTATAGAGTCCCATGCCCCTTTAGCAATATCTCCTAAAGCTCCAAGTATGTTACTTACTGCTTCCTTAGCTGAATCGAATACACTACCAAACCATGAGCCAACTGAGCTAAATACGCCTGTTATTGCATTCCAAGCATTACTAGCAAAACCACCTAAAGCACTAAATACACTTGATACAACACTTTTAACTGTATTGAATATTCCACTAAAGAACCCAGTTACAGCACTCCAAACCCCTTGAATAGCACTCCATACTGAACTAGCTACATTTGAAATACCTTGAAATACTTGACCCGCAAAGTTTCCAATAGCTTGGAAAATAGGAGTAAAGAAGTTTTTGATATCCGTCCATATTCCGTTGATGAAGTTACCCATGACTTGCATAGCACTTTGAATTCCAGATATAACTACTTTAATAAAACCTAAAATAGCATTCCATACGGTTTGTACAACTCCAATTAAACCATTCCATAAAGCTACAATACCTTGGACAAGCCCACGAATACCGGCTAGAATTAATTGAATAACCAAATTGATGATTGAGAAAATTAAATTCCATAAACTTTGATAAAATTGAATTAATGGACTGAAAAAGTTCATGATAGATGTAACTATTGTACCCAAGAAAGTAGTAATAGTAGTCCAAACAGTTGTGATTATATTTGATATGTTAGTCCAAAGAGTTGTAAAGAACTCTACAACACTGCCCCAAGCTGTACTAATACCGCCTATAATGGTCGTCCATAAGTTAGTAAAGAATTCAATCATGCCATTCCAAGCGCCCTGAATACCTTGCACAACTCCGCTAAACCAATCAACTAAGCCTTGCCAAATGCCTTTTGCTCCGTCAACTACTCCGTTCCATATATCAGCAAACCATTGTCCGATACCGCTAAAGAACGAAACTATTCCGCCCCATGCACTCTTCAAGAAGTCTATAAAACTAGCCCAAGCCTTTTTACCTGTTTCGGTTTGAGTGAAGAAATAAACTAAACCAGCAACAACCGCTGCGATCGCAGCCGCAATCAATACATAAGGATTAACGGCAGCAACAAGATTAAAAGCCTTCATTACCCCTGTTCCTGCTTTGATTGCTGTTTGTAACTTTTGGAAAATACCAATAGCAGTAACTATTCCAGAACCGATTTTAAAAGCCACAAAACCTGCTGTTAAGGCAACTAAAGACGATTTTAAAGTATCAATCACTCCTTTACTTTCACTAAATTTCTTTGCAAAATTAGCAATTTTCTTTATGACGTCAGCTAAACCTTTTGCCAAACTAGCAATAGTTTTGCTTACATTCTCCACAGAGCCTGCACTTTCGCCAGTTTTTGAATCTATACCAGCAAATGATTCTATTAGTTGTCCGATTATACTTAGAACTGAACCGAAAGTTGATTTTAATCCGTCCCAAATTTCAGAGAAAGAACTTAAAGCACCATTTTTTTCTAATGCTCCCCATAGTTCTTTGACATACTTGACTATGCTATCAATGGCTTTACCAGCACTTTCGCCCCAACCGCTCATTTTATCAATTAAACCACTAATAACAGGAGTTAAAGCGTCAAGCGTAGGAAGTAATGCTAGTGATAATGTTTCATTGAAACTATCCCAAGCGTCGCTTATGGTCGTTACAGCTCCACCGCCAGCTCCACCAAGTTTCTGCATTGCTTTGTCTAGCATTTCAACAGATACTGCACCATTTTCACTAGCTTCTGCAAACGAGCCATACTGTTTTAAAGCTGGGTTCATTTCCATAACGGTTGATTTAAGAGCTGAACCAAGAGCCGTGTTATTATCTGTTAGCTGATTAATATTTTCAGCAGTAACTTTTCCAGCTGCTGACATTTGACCGTAAGCCTGAACTACACCTTTTAATTGTTCGCCAGTACCACCAAATGCTTGGTTAGCTTTTACTAATGCTTCCGTTTTACTAACTGCTGACTTAGCAGTATCTCCTAAACCAATAAAGGTCGTTGAAAGTTTAATAGTATCTTCAGTATTTGCATTTGTAGCTTTAGCAAGATTCTGCATAGATTTGCTTACATAGTCAAAGTCTTGTCCATTGCCTTTGAACTTCATTGTATTTTGCAATGAAATCATGGCTTTTTGAGTATCCATTGCGGCAGATACCCAACCTTTTAAGCCATTACCGACAGCACTAACAGCACTTGAACCGATTTGCCTAAATACACCTACAGCAATCTCTCTAAGGCCACTAAATCGTGACTTAATACTGTCAATTCCGCTATTAACGCCCTTAGTATCCATTTTAGCTTCAATGTTCCAAGAGCCTGAACTAATAGCACTCTCGACTTGCTTAATTTCGCTCTCTAGCCTATTAGCTTGCGTTTCTGCTGTGCCTAAATCTCTGGTAAGTTGTAGCCATTTCTTTTGACCTGCTGACGTCCCTTTGTCAACCGTAGAAAGTTCTTCTTTTAATTTTGCTGCTTTGTCACGTGATAAGCCCAACTGCGTTTGTAAGTTCTTCTGCAATTGCGCCATTTTACCGGTATTTGTGGGGTCAAGTTTTAGAGCTTCACGTAAGTTTTTAGCTTCTCCTCTAAGCCCTGACATTGCGGTATTAACGCCTTTAAGTGAGTTCTCGAATTTCGTTGTATTACCGTATATCTCGACCTCAAACTTTGCATTACTTGCCATTACATACCCTTTCTTTTACGCCTTTTCTCTTTTTCTTTTTCCTCTTTTTTCTTCTCTGCAATAAGTTCAATTATTTTATAAACAAGTTCCAATTCCATTTCCATGAACTGCGTTATATCAATTTCGTTATTGCCTAAAATAGTCAAAAGTTCTAAGGTTTTATTTTCCTTTACAGTATCTTTCTTTTTCTTAATCAATGAACTAGAAGAAAAGAAGACCATTTCGTCTTCCGTTTCCTCTTTTTCTTGAATAAAAACAGTTTTACAGAAGATGTTAATTAACTCGTTAGTCGTAGGAAGCTCTGTTTTATCGTCTAAGGCGTTTTGCATTCCTCCGTTACAATCTACCCAAAGTATCAACAACTTGTCTGTAAAGCTCTCCATTTGCTCTGTAAAGTCATCAGGAATATACCCAGCGACAAAAGAATTTTGTAGGTCTGCAAAGTCTTTCAAATCTGTAATAAAGTCCGAACCAGTTAGTTCTAAGTATCTAATTGCATGTTTTAAAATCATTTACAGTCCTTTCAGCTCATTAAATCTCTTTCTGCCACAGTTCGACAAGCTCTTTAAGCCCTTTACCGTCAGTATCGAACTCAAAGCTAGAACGGAAGTCTGAGAAGTCGCTTTTAGCTTTTACAATGTTATCTTGAAAAAGAGCCAAGTATAGACCATATTGAACGAACTCCATTACATCAGTAATTTCTCCGTCTTCTTTTTTAAGTTCTGTATCCATTGCCTTTTGTTGTTGAAAAAGGTCTTTACCTGTAATCATTTTAAATTTACGTGCTGTACTCAATTGTTTCGCCATTTATATATTCCTTTACTTAATTAATTATTTAGGTTGTTGCGTTTGTTATCTTATGAATGGTCAGTTACTGAAAATCCTGCGGTAACATCTTCATATCCGGGAGCTGAGAACGTTACGTTATAGACACCCGGCGCAAGTTGACCATTTGTTGCGACTTTACCATGTGCGTCTCTAATTACTGATGTTACTTTTACATTTTCGCCATTAGAGTTTTTTAAAAGAGCTTCTCTTACGACTGTACCATTATTTTGCCCCTTTGCAGCAGTAGTTACATTAGAAATAACAGGAGCAATTAATGTAACAATACCAGCCAATACCGTGTCAGGTTGCATGATGAATAAACCACTTTCCATTTTCTTAGCAAAGTCTTTAGCTTGTTCACCCCAAATTTCGTATTCAATAGCAGGAACTTTTTTATTTCCATTCAAATAAATATCTGATTCAGTCGCTTGTACTGCCAAAGTCCATTGAATAGGGTCTACACCGTCTACTGAATCTGTTTCTGATTCTTTCGTTGGTTCTGCTGTAGGTTTCAATTTAGGATAAACGACTACACGATAACCGTCAATAAATTCTCCTGTAACTTTATCACGTTTGCGCCCTTTAATTAGGTACTGAACACATTTCGTTTTCCAATTACCAGTAGGAGACCAACCCAAGCCATTTGCTGTTCTTTGTTGACCTAAGATATCCTCTTTGAGCGCTTGGTCTGTTTGAATAAATACCATTTCGCCTTGAAGTAAGGTAGCGCCTTTTTTAACTCCATGGTCTGGTACGTCATCAGCTGGATAGCTATTAGTTTCCGCTTGGTCTTCCATTTCGCCAACTGATACTAAACCAGTTACAATTTTATGGTTAGTGAACTCTGGTTTTCCGTTACTTCCATTGGCCATATCAGCTACGATTAGAGCTTCATTACCAAAGAAAATCTCACGTGAGTTATAATCTAATTTCATTTTTTATTTTCCTTTTTATTTTTTATGCAGTGCGTTTCCAATAATATATTGTCGTTGAACCAATTACTGCTGAACCGATATTTTCCCATGTACCTGTGGAATATCCTGATGATGAACTTGAAGTATTTGTGACTACCGAGCCAACTGGGTGAGCTTGAGCATAATCTATACCCATGACCGCAGGCTTAAGTAGGCCAGTAGCCCTATCAACTGATACTAACCACATTGGCAACCAATTGTAATCAGAACTTTTCTTATTAGGTTTAATGATATTACTAAACCCTACATACTTTGGATAATCATTTATTGTGACTTCGCTAGCTGATGGCATCCAAGGGGTGGCGGTTGAGCCTTCTTCCCACTTATGACCAGCAGTCCATAAAGCACTTGCGCCTGATATTTCATATTTGGCATAAACAACATCACCAGTGTTCAAAGTTACAGTGAAACTGTCTCTCAACCAATCAAAATTATTTCCTAGCATCTTGTTAGGCAATAAAGCATTTTTTTCATTTATAAAGATAAGTCTGAATACATTTGCATTATTTCCTGAACTTTTAACATAAGCTGAGAAAGTATAAACTCCGCTTTGTGGTGCTTTAAATGTTTTATATATACCGACCCATTGAGCGGTTCTTTTCTTAACAGTTAAGCCTTTATATGTTCCGTCAGTTACCCAACTACCTGCATTAACCCAATTACCGCTAAAATCTTTAGTCCCATCTAACAAGTTCAAATTAGGATAAACAGTCGTGAAACCGTCAGTTCCGTCTGCGCTGTTGGAATAAGCTATTGTATTTATAACTCCGTCACTTGTTGAAGTACCTCCATTTGCAATAGGAAATACACCTGAAACTCCAATATTAGTTGCGTCAGCAGTCCCGTCAAAGTTTTGAAACGCTGAGGCTTGGAGATTTACTCCAAGTTTTCTAGCTGTTTCCAGTTTGCTTGCACTGACCGCATTGCCATTAAGTGGTAAACTGTTCGCTTGTGCTTCGGTAGCCTTTGCCATTGCATTTTTGGCTTCACTTTCAGCTTGTTTTGCTGTTTCTTGAGCAGTTGCGACATTTTTATTTGTGATTGATAACTCTGATTGTTCAGCTTTTGTTGAAATTGCAACACCTTGTTTATCAACAGTAGCTTGTAAGTTGTCTAAATCCGTTTGATTGGCTTTTGTTGAAACAGTTGCTGATTGATTATTAACAGTATGCTGTAAACTTTCTAAATCAGTTTGATTAGCTTTAGGGGAGTAATCTCCGTTACTCATCAGAGAAATGTTACTTGTTAAAACCTTTACTGAATTTATTAGTTCAACTACTTCAGATTCACTGGCATTACTTGCAATTGCGTCTAATAGCGATTTTATAGTAACTAAATTTTCAGGACTAATACCAAATGATTCCACTTCATTTTTTAGCTCTGTCATTGCACTTTGTAAGCTCGTCATATCAGCTAAATTTGCTTTTAGTTCAATATTGCTCTTGTTTGATTCAGTTTGAGCATGTAAATCATTCAACTCACTACGCATTACTTGTGGCATTTTTTCTAATAATAATTTCGTAAAATCATCAATATTATTATTTATTTTTTGAGCTAAATAAGAAACAGTGGAACTGTCTGATATAAATGTAAGATTCTTACTGACAATAACTTGCTCTTTGTCTTTATTGAGAAGTATTAAGTTCGCTTCAATAACTCCTGTCGCTGTCATTTCGGTAGGAATTACCAAAATAAATTCTCCCTTAATTAAGTCCTTAGGAGGTACAACAATAAGGCCTGAATTGCTATTGTTAGTATATTGATATGTAAGTTTTAATGAATGACCAGTTAAATCAATTTCAGTTCCGTTATCAACTATTTTAATTAATAACGTTCTAGCATTGACATCGCCTTGCATTATTTGTATTGGCTGGGGAAAGTCTTTGTTGACTGTGTCCCACAAAATCGTTCTATTTCTAAAATTATCTAAACTCATTTAAAAATACCATTATTGTTAATTTCAATCAAATGTAATTAAGCCACTTTCTACTTTTATAATTTCATTGAATTAGCATAATTAGCGCCTTTTTTCAATGTTGTTTTAACGTCTTCCATACCTTTTTTTTCAACCAAGAAATACATACCATGATAACCACTAGTATAATTAGCTCTAGTCCCTGCGTTTACTACTACTTTATCGCCTTTTTTAGCTTGCTTTAAGTTTCTTGACAATTCCCCAGTATTTTGATACCTAGCATAAGTATAGGTATGACCGTGGCTTCTGATTACTCTAGTCCTTCGACTTGCAGCATTTGCCTTAGCCTTAAACTCTGCTTCAAACCAATCGCCCATGCGTTCTGTTACTTTAGTTTGCATTTCTTTAGCTATGCTTGCTGTATTAAGTGAATTCATTGCCATGCTTGACCACCTGCACCACAAGGCAAATAAACAGTACCAGTATAATTGTACAAATGGCTATTCTCTGACCAGTTTGTCATATTCCAACCGTTTCGCAAAACATCTCCGACTAGTCCAACAAGTTTATCATCAACGTCTTTAACAGATAAAACAACTTGATAATAGTAACCCATGACAAAGCTCGTATTATCCATTTTAATGACCTTTGAGTCACTAAGTGACAAATATACCGTCTTGTCTTTTATCGTGTCCTTAACGCCTAAAATAACGTCATTTAGAGGCATTGTAAGTAAATTGTTGTACCAATCTATATAAGAATCAAATTCCATTACTTACGACCCCCTCTAAAATCATCTTGTTATTCTTAGGGTTTCTTTCCCATGTTGTACGCTTGAAAGTGTCGCCTTTTTCGTCTAAGAAATAGTTGAAAATTAAGTCTTCCATTTCTCCGATTCCGTTAAGCTCGAATCTTATATTTTTACCTAGTCCGATCATAGAAAACTCATCAAGCCTTAACTGACTAATTCTCTGTTTAACTGCTGGTAAAACGATAGGCTTTATAACATTAGCTTCTGCACCGTTCTTCTTCTTAACAGTCGTTTCAACTTGCAATGTTACTTGTGAAAATATCATTAAATACCTCCATAATACATTAACTCTTGCAAAGAATCCAGACGTTTCATTTCAGCGTTTCGCCATTGTTCTGCTGGTTCATCAACAATATTAAGCCGACAATAACAAGATATAAAGTTTTTCACTAATACACTTGTTTCGTCAGCTTTAATACCATTTTTTTCTAGCAATTTAATAGCTATTGAACGGAATAAGATAAGTTTACTATCATAAGCTGTTACTAAAATCGGAATACCACAATAGACTTTAATATAATCTATCATTTACTTCCTCCATTTTATTCTTATGCTACTGTAATTACTGCACCAGCGTTATAAGTTTCAACGTGTCCGCTTGTTAGTGTTTCAACCAAAATCATGTTGCTATTAGTTTTCCATTCAAAGGCATCAACTTTAGTAAGGTCTTGCATATCAATGTGATATTTTTGGTCTACTAATACAGTAGGTTTAACAGCCTTTGTACCTGTATAAACAATGATTTCATCTACTCCAACTTCTGAAGCAATTTCAGCGTCATCATTTTTAATACGAACGTTAGCATTTGCAGTCGCTTGGCGTAGCTCATCTAACAAAGCTCTGCGGTCTTCCGCTTTAACAATCAAATAGCGACGTCCAGCAGTAGGACGAACAAAGTCAACCGCTTCTTCAATAGCGTCAGCAAATGGAGTTTTGCCAGCTGATTTGGCTTTTGTAGTAATTTTTTTGATTTTTTTGACATCTGCTTCTTTGTCAATTGATTTAAAGCCGTTTGTTCCGTCTCCCTCAACAAGTGCAAGGTCAACAATTTTGTTTACAATAGCTTGTGTAAGTTCTGCTACAATCAAGTTGTAAAGTTCAGAATATGACATTTGAAGTCGTTTAACACGTTCAGCAAGTGATTGCAATTTATAAACCATTACAGGTTCAAGAGTGTCAATAGTGAGTGTAGCTGCCTGCTCTGTTTTTTGTTGTCCGTCTTTGTGAACTTGTGCTTCATTAGCTGAATCAAATGAGCGTGATACAAGCAAAGCGCCAACATTTGTAACACGGAAGACTTGGAATACTGGGTTAGTATTTAACAAAGTTGTGTTGATTGATTCAACCAATTTACGTGGAAGTTGGAAAGTCGTATCTGTGATAGTTACACCATTTTCAGCAAGTTTTGCGTTCCAAGCGTTTTTAATTTCTGACTTTCCGGAGTTCTTTTTCAATACATCAAAAAATTCTGTTACAGCGTTTTGTGATTCAATAAAGTTTTTCATTTTAGCTTTTCCTTTTGGTTTTTCTTCCTGTGCGTTAAGTTCATTCTCAATTTTGATAATTTCAATTGAATTTTCTGAAAGTGTTTTTTCTAATTCTTGTACTTTTGGCAAGTCTTCAATTGCGTTTTTTACTTCAAAGCCACTAATTTGAGATTTTAAAGATACATTATTTTCTTTAAGTTCTGCCAAGCGATTTTGTTTTTCGATTAAATCAGGTTTATTCATATTTCTTTTTAATATCCTCAATTTCTTTCAAAGCGTTACGGCTTTCAATAATTTTGTTGCGTTCTTCTGTGAGTTCTTCGCCTAAGGCATTTTGAATAAATTTTGCGTTAGGGTCTGCTGGTACTGAAACAAGAGAAATCTCTTTAAATTGTGCTTTGTTTACAACTAGAGCGTCATTATCATCAAAAGTATAATCTGTGATGTAATAGGCAATTGATAGTGAATCAAACGCTCCATTTTCAACAGCCTTGTTAATGTTTGGTGCATTGTCATAAAGCGTAAAGTCAGTTAGATATTTATTAGAAGCTAAGTCATAATAAACTTTTGCGTCCCCGATGACTTCGCTAGATCCAGCACCATGTTCATATAGCAATGGATATCGTTCTCTAGCAAACTCAATACAGTTAGGAGTCAAGATAATACCGTTAAGGTTCTCTACACCAACTTCTGACCCAATACCTTGGAACGACTTAGAACCGTCCTCGTTTTCAGTCACTTTAATTTCAGCACTATTGGTTATTAGTTTCATCTGTGCTTGTTACGTCCTTTCTACTGCCTTGTAAGTCACTTAGATTTTTAACAGCAACTGCATTAAGGTTTGTGATATAAATATCTCCGCCCTCAATTGGTTGCTCGCCCATTTTAACAAGAAGTTGATTCTGTGTAAAAATAGGAGCGTTAATATTTTCGTGATACAAGTCAATTAATTCTTTCAAAGTTGCAAACTTGAATAGCTGGTTATCTACGATTATGCGTTCATAATATAAATTATCCTTATTTATTCGTCTGCGGCCTGTTGAAATCAGTTTATAAGTCAGTTCCTTTTCAAGTTGAATCAGTAAAGGAATGATAGTAGAGTTGTAAAAATAAATTTGTTGTTCTTGCGTAGCAGTACCAAGCAAAATATTTTCATTCATAAAGTAACCTGTCAAAAGTTCAGATTTAATAAGGTCAATTTCATCTTTGTTCAAAACAGAATAATCTTTTTTAAGTTCTACAATTTCCGTCTTGTTATCAACTGGCGTCAAACCGTTGTAACTCGAACCCTCTTGCATATTCTTTATTGTTGTTAAGGCTTTTTCTCGATACTCCTGTGTATTATCAATGTCAAGAAAGGCATTAATTTTCAACAAGCCACGCAATTTACCTTGTTCCAGCTTAGTTTGAATACTAGCTAGAGCATTATCTAAAATACTTGTGTCTTCATTGATATAAAAAGGACTGATAAGCCTTACTAATTCTTCAGGTTTATATTCTTTTTCATCATTAGTAAGCAGTAAGTCTGATAGATCGCCCGTTTCACTGTCAAATATAGGGTACAGGTCAACATAGCGCGTGCATAGTAACTTTTTAATTACTTTCTGCCAAAACTCCATGCTATTATGTTCGCCCTTAGGGCTCCAATTGAGGACCTCATCTAAATCAGAACCTGCCTTACTAATCAAAGTATCAGAACCAACATCAGATTTTTTATATTTTACATGATTAAATTCTACTTTTGTTATTTCATTAGCAATTTTATTGTGAATATTAGTCACAAAGGCACTTGTATATTCTACTGCTTCGTTTTGCCACGCTGTAACTCTTTGAGTATCATTGTTTAGTTTTCCACGTGAAAATGTTACTACTTTTCCGAATAAGTTCAATTTTTCCCCTTTCTACCATAAACTCACGCCCTTCCCTCGTTTATACTCGCCTGTTTTCTTGTTATGGCAAGACTTACAAAGGAGTTGTAGGTTATCAGGGTTCAGCGCTATTTTCCAATCATCAAGGTTTTCCCAAGTTAGTTCTATAATATGGTCTACTTCGTATTTTTTAGCACCGAATGCGCCACATCTTACGCAAGTCATTTTGTCGCGTTGTCTTACATAATCACGAACAGCCAGCCATTCTTTTTTATTGTACCAGCCACTCTCTCTGACAGTATCAACATTATATTTCATCTGATACCAACATTTCTAAAGCCATTGTCAAAGCCACAGTGGGGTCAATTTTATCTTTTTCAAGTTTTTTAGTATACATATAGTCCCCACTTTGTCCGATTTTAACAGCAGTATTGTTTAAAGCCCATTGCATGACTTTTTGGTTATGGATAAGTTTATTTTCCACTAACTTAGATTTCAATAGCTTAATATAGTCGTTCATTGAGAAACCTTGTCTAATTGCTCTTTGGTTATCTCCGTCTTTATCAAAGAAGTAACGCTCAATCAACCCTTTTAAAATTTCGTAGCGTGCTGGGTCATAACCGATTTTTCTAAGTCTGCACCCTGTTTTGGTTCTAAAGTCATTAATATATGGTATCAAGTCATTTACATTTATATATTCCGTATCAAGTAAGATTAATTCGCCTCTGTCAACAAATTCAGTCCATAGTTCTTGCTGTTCTGTATCTAGTTGCTCGTATTGCGACCGTACAGAGAAAGTAAGTGTATGACTGTAAGTTTTACCCTCTAACTCACAAACGAATGATACAGCGGTTAAATCGCCAATTAAGGATAGGTCAATTCCGACATAAGTTCTATTTTTATTAAATACAGATAAATTGAAGTCTGTTAGTTTAGTATCTTGCGGAGTGAAGTAGTAAGCTGTATCCTGCATAGGCAAGCCCATATTAAACGCTAAGAACTTATTCTGCAACGCTGGATCGCCTTGCGCAAGTTCGTACTCCTCAATAACTCCTGACCACTTAGGGACATTACCAATAAGTGGTAAAGCCATAGTCCAATTCTTTTTATCTTTGACCTGCTCATGATTTTCTAGCATGTAAAGCAAGCCGAACGACCTATCATTGTAAAATTCTTCTTCTGATTTGAAGCGTTCAACAAGTTTATCATATAATCCGTCTCGTTTAAGTCCACCTGAAGTGATATAAATACTTTGCCAGTTATCTTGTTTTTGACGTGAACCTTTATTGACTGATTCTGTTATATCTTCGCCATAGGTATGAACTTCATCAAATATATTTAGTGAACTGTTACCACCTTGCGCTCGCAAAGTATCATTTGTTTGCTTTTTGAAAGTGGTTTTAAAAGAAGTAAACACTAGCCCTTGTTTCGTACTCTTGAAAATCTTGTTTTCATTGTACACCCTTAATGTATCGCTGGCTTCCGTTTGATTCCTAACTTGGTCAAATACGTGTCTAGCCTGTGTGTTATCGTACGCAATAACTAAGCTCTCTCCACCATATTGTCCGCCTAAAATCATCCAGTTAAGCACTCTTGTAGCCATTAAACTTGACTTACCTGATCCACGACCTAGATTAAGGAAAATTTCATTAACTAGGTTGACTTGTACACCTTTTTCATCAACCATATCATAACCAAGCATTAACTCGTACCACCAGCGCTGCGTTGGTAGTAGCTCAATCTTCATCAGGTTACCAGTAGTCAAATAGAAGTTGTCTTGTATCCACTCAATAGCTTGTGTAACACGGTCATAGCGATAAATATACTTATTATGAATACGTATTTGCTTCTGGATAGTCTTGCGAATGTATTTATTAATAATAATGCCATTTTCTTTGTTGTATTCCAACATTTTATTTAAATAATACATTCATTACCTTTCTAAAAGCGTTCTAATTCTCGTCTAGTGGTTTCTGCTCCACATCTTTTACATATTAACTCATTAGGCATTAGCGAAAAGAATCCCCATTTATGACCAAATAATTTACATTTTAATTTCATTCAAACCCATCCGGAACTTCAATTTCTGGCATTTTATACTTACTTAGTTTATAGTCGTCAAGTTCTTCGATTTTAGCTTTAAGGTCATTAGAGCTTGATTCTTCCTGTTGTAATCTCCGCCATTCAGTAGGGTTATAAAGTTCAGGATTTCCAGCCTTAGCAACCATCATTGCTACCAAGCTATCTTTGTCAAGTTCTTTTTCTTTAACCTTTACTTTTTCAACGTTTCCGTCAGCATCATATATTGTTTCTGTTTCCTTTAGCGTTCTTACCGTCAGTTTGCTCGCTAAGGCACTTTCGGCTAGTTCTAATAGATTTCCCCTAGCAATACCTTTAGCTTCGTCATACGCCTTTATATTGTCATCTCGCCACTTTCTAAAAGTTTTAGCCGAACAATGCAAACTGGTGTAAATTTCTTTGTCATTGCAACCTGATTCAATTTTATCAATGATTTGACTAAATAGCGGTTCTTCATACATCTTAGGTAAAATTGTGGGTCTGCCACCGTTTTGTGTTTGCATATTGTCCTTTCTTTTAAATGTGGTTATATCGTTTAAAGCCTATATTCTCGTTTCTAAGAACAGCAATAACTTTTGCTTATAAGTTTACCCGCTTGGGTAACTCTGCTCTCACAAGCCAAAATATTAGTATATATCCCTATAATTAAAATTTAGCGAGATTTAGCGAGATTTGGCGAGATTTGGCGAGATTTGGCGAGATTTTGCGGCAAAAAGCGCCTTTTTGCGGCCCGCGGCGGGGCGCGGCCGGG